GTATTCTACATCATCTAATAATTGAATTAATCTAGATATCTTTTCTCGTTGTACATTTAATTTCCGAAATAATATAGTCAATTTTCTACCAGCTGCATTACATACCCAGCAATGCCAATGTTGAGAGACTATATTAACTTCTAACTTCTTTTTAGTGGTATGACAGAAAGGACAGTGATATGCAATATTATCATTCGAGTTTATTTTGCCTTTACCAAGTACGGATTCTAAAAGTGTAATTACACTAAATTTGCTCATTAATATAATATTAATAGGTTAGCATTGTCATTTACAATAACAATGTTTCATTTCAAGCTTAACTTTCATGAAAATTTAATTATACATTGAATATAGTAAAAATTTTTCAAAAGGTCAACCTTTTAACCAACTTTCTGGTATACTTTTTTCTGCCCACGGAATCCCATGTTTATCACAAAAATCTCCATATGTGGTTTTAGAGCCTTTACGTATTTTAGTACGCGCTGATTGAAATACTATTCGTATATCTAATTCTGGATGCTGTTGTTTAATTAGTAAATGCTTTTTACGGTCCTCAAGGACCCATCTACCTTTTGTTTCAACTAATATTCCATTTGGTAATGTGAAGTCAATGGTATATGTATGTTTCGTTTCTGGTTTAACATAAGGTATTACCGTGTCTTCATATCCAAATTTAATTTTCGATTCTGATAATTGGTCTGATACTTTATGTTCAAATCCACTCCTATAACCATGTTTAATCGCGTTTGCACGTATCTTAGATTTACGTCTCCATGCCATAACTTATTCCTATTTAATATAAATATTTAATAATCCCAACGAACAATAAAATTCATATCAATATCATCACGTTTCTGTATTGGCTGAGCTAATTTTGAGATAGCAACTAGCTGACCTTTATCATTATATAATCCAATTGTAGTAATATATGGATTAACTATCCCAGAAGTAAACATTGTTTTACGATGGCTACCAGGTAATGAATTAGATTGTTCTTCTTGTGTTAATATTTTATCCGATGCTGGAGTAAACGTTGCAGTTGGATTCACTGATATATTTAATTGATCTTTTGGTACTCGTACTAAAACTTCATTTTCGTAAATCGTATGAGTACCTTTATATGAAATATCAAATGTATTATTAAATGCCCCAGATCCAGTATTATATTTTGGCATAGGAGATGATATTACAAATTCACTATTCCGATAAAATACATTCCCGGCTACATTTGTTTGATATAATGACCCGGATAAATAATGCCTATTAGCCAATGAAGTTAATCCAGTTGAATTTACAGCGTAATCATACATGGATATTTCTGATATATCCGAATTAGGAGATACCATGCTCCCGGATATAAATGAACCTATAATTACATCAGAAGCGTTAGCCGTTGGCCCTTGAGGTAATGAACCACTAGCATCTGATGCAACGCCATCGATAAAAATTTGACAAAATGATGCGGAGTTACGTACAGCTATATGTTTCCAATCAGAATCTGCAGATTTATAATCTGATAGCGTTGTTTGTATATGTAATGAATTAGAGCCATCGCTAGATTGAAAATGCCATGAACCAGAGTTATTATCTGACTCGAATCCAATCACAAATGGTGTACGTAGATTATTATATGAACCGGTAATTCCAATCATTGATGTCACTGCATCATACGGCTTAACAATACTATTAACTTTATCAAATTTAGATTTTTTTTGTATACCACCTTTAGATATTAACGGAAAATGAGTCGAGCCGGCTGTTGGTGTAATTTTTGTCCAAAATGATATTGTCCAATCATCAGTTTTATTGAACCGATTAAATTTTTCATCATGATTTATTCGTATATGTGAATTAGTAGAATTAAATCTCCCAGCTAATCCAGAAACTTGAGATACTCCTGTTGTAGTAACACCATCGACTATCGTGACATTCGATTTATTTAATATAGTTGAATTAAATTCTTTATTAAATGTGGTGTAAAATATATTACGACTCGAAGATGCAAAACTAGATGTTAATATTGCGGGGTCACGTAAATTACCATTTTCATCATCCGTTAAAGTATATGAATGTCCATGAGTAAATGTTCCGACTACAGATCCTGGTTTAATACGTTCGCCTACTTGCATATAAGGAGCAATTAGGCAAGATGCGGATTCGTATAAATTTTTAAACGTTTTAGACGCATTTGTTAATTCCGCGGATCTAATAAAATTATTAGGATGTTTATAATATCTATGATTTAAACTATGCCATATAACATGTACATTTGTATCATCTAAAGAATTTGAAGGATATGATTCGGCTGCATGACCTACATTAATAGGTAACGAATGATATATACCATTATGATGTACATATCCAGAAGATGTAGCAAATGCAGTACTATTTATCTTATAGTTTTTGTAAGCTTTAAATGACCTACGTTGAAAATCATTTGTACGTATTGGTCTAAATACTGTTGGGGTAACTGGCATATCATATCAACTTAAAAATCTAATTTTACTTTAATTAACGCTTCACGAGTATAATTTTTTAATAAAGGTTGGCTTAATTTTGCAACTGCTAATAATTCTCGACGATCGTTATATAATCCAACAGATGTAATATATGTTTGAGGATCATTTTTAAATGCGTTATAAGTTAATTGACCTAACGAGCCGGTAACAAATGATGGGTTATTTGAATAATTAAATTCCGCATTTTTAGCTCTAACAAAATAATAAGTTGATTTTACTTGTTCTGCAGAACGAGCTTGGATACCACCAGTTAGGCCGGCCGCTGATGCCGCTCCATGAGAGGATGATAGTGCAGTAAATAATTTAGTAATATTATATCCTTCTGAGTTATCAGTATCGGTTTGTAAATTAATTCCGCCGGCGCCTACCTTTTTATCTAATTGAGTAGCATCTAATACTGCTATACCATGCTGCGGATATAATAATCCAAAGTATGTCGGATCAGATGAATTATAAATCCCTCCGGAATCCAAAGAACCAGATACTAAATTATAAACTTGTCCAGATTCTCCTAACGTTGCTGCAGTTAATGATGAGTCGTCGATAATTTGTACAAAATCACTACTTGATATTGCCGCGGCGTCTATTGTAGCAGACGAAGATATCTGTCGTAATGTAATTTCAAAATTTCCAGGGTCTAGTTTTTCACGAACACGCGCACGATTAAAATTTAATATATAAATTGAATCAGAATCAACACCATTGAATGTAAATTTTTTATCATTTGGAGCTAATAACGTTTGTGCAAATTGTTTATAAATTGCACGCGATGGAGTATCATTATTTAGATTCCCGGAAAGATCAGCAGAACCAGAACCTCCATAATTACCATAAGTAATTGACAGTTCTTGATTTCCTGAACCATTAATGATATCATAATAATACGATTTTTGAGTAGCAGTTAAATTTGATGAAGTGGCCATGGTAGTTAAACTAGCAACATTGCCATCAAAAAGCCCCCGCGTTACAGTTTCAATATTATTCGATAAAACGTCATCGATGACATCAAATCGAGTATAAATCTTTCCTAAACGAGATATACGTTGTTCACGTTCACGTTGTGCAATAATTTCATCCGCCAAAGCGCGCGCTTCTGCACTAACAGATGTCCGGCTATGTCTACCCGAAGATCCTATACCTGCTCCTGGTATTCTTCCCATTGATCTATTATATATTGCCATTTTTATTTATTCCTTTTATCTTGTACTTTCAATATTACCTTTTTGAGATACTGTTGCTACATCTAATTTCTTAACCGTTAAATCTATTAAAGCTCGACCGCCGGTTTCATTACCAACAATAATTACCGTTGCTGTCGCATCTGCATCATATTGGTCCTTCGCTAGTATTTCAAACTCTCTACCGGTAATAGTAACACTTTGAGCTGATTCTGAATCACCTATAAATTGAGGGACAGATGCTCCTGGCAATCCGCTAGCGTTAATAGTTGTTCTAACTTCTGCTACATCTGAATCTGATAAAATTATAGTATATCCAAACTCTCTATTACCTCCGGAGAAATTAACGGTATCTGGTCGTACGACAGTAGTTTGTCCAGCCTGCAATGTTATAGCACTTTGAGCGACAGATACGACTGGGATTCGAGCAGTACCTTTAGGCAACGTTACTAATTTATATTTCATCGTTTGAGTTTCATCAGGCAATGCCTCTAACATTGGCATATTTTCTATAGCCGCACCATAAAATGCGGAACCATTTGGATGTTCTGTATTATATAGATCATAATCAATTTCATCATCTGCTAACGCAAATTGCGTAATTTTAAATTCATCACGGCCGCGCGCCAACAATTCTCTACCTTTTTTAGTGAGAATTGCATCAATTGTTATCGAACTGTTATTTAAATATCCCATATCTTATCCTACTTTTTAATAAATATGCTTATTGGTAAATTTTACCGGATTCGTAATGAACCTTGTTCCCCATCTGAAGCATCTTCGTTATAAATCAATTGATTAGGATTGACTGCATATACTTCAATGATTGGATTATAATTTAATTGTGGATATGTCGACGCCATATTAACACCAGGAGCTGTTAATGTACTACCTAAATATCGTTGACGATTAATCATTTCAAATTCATCATCCCTGTATGAAGCTGGTGCATTGGATCGAGTAGAATATTGGCCTAATGATTTACTAGCAAATGAGCCATAAAAGAAAGTTTCAGTTTTAAATATTGTACTTTCGCGTGAGTTTAAAACAAACCCTTCATTGACAGATCCAGTATAACTACCAGTGCTCATTACTTGTATTTGAAATATAAAATTATTATCAACACTACCATTCGATGCTGTATGATATATCGATTCTGCTGTTATTATATTCCCTACTAATGATATTGAAGCTTCATAATTTATATATTCTCCACTGGCAGTGGGCTGATTTGCAGATATTACAACATCGTATTGTGGATTTGTAAATGAAGGACGTTTTGTTATTTGAGCTTTAGCTCTTTCTAACGCATGCGGTTCAATTAATAATCCCATTGCTTCATCAACACGCTCTGGTAATAATTGTTTTATTTGATTAAATAATGCAAAATCAAATTGACTAAATATTCGTATATAAGCGTTTATATCATTCCGATCTGTATATTTTTTCCAATACTGGGTCGAAAACGATTCCAGATCAGGATATAAAGTTTCGAATTCATCATCCGGGTCACCAACATAGTCATCTAATTCTACATCACCGACATGATTAAATATTTCTTTATTAATCTGATCGGCCATGGAATAAAACAATCCTAACCGGTTCGTGTCTACAGGTGATCTATCAAATCGTGACCTCTCTGCCGATGAATCTGGTGATAATCGGCCAATTAACTCATTTGATTCTAATCTTATTTTCTGTGATTGTGGTAAATTACCGCCCAATGAAACACCCTGTATATAATACGTTTCATTAACTGGTATAAAATTACCCCGCGTTACATTTATAGGAGTATCAAACCCAGATGCGGTTGCATATGAATTATTTTTATCAATAAACGGAGGCGAAAAATCTTGTATAGATTGGTTCGGGTGGCTCGAAGTAAAGCGGAAATTACTTGGATCTCCGGAACAATCAAACGTTTTTAGGTCTGTCCCAAATGGATAATGTCGTATTAATGTATCATATGATGATGTTGGGGATAATGAAGATACATACGATGTTGGATTTGTTGTATGCAAATCAAATGTTGTTTGATCAATTTCTTCTACCCATCCACGATATTCTTGCATCGACCCACTGAAAGAACCGGTATTAGTAAAACTATGATTTGTAAACTCTCCTGATACACCTTGTAAATTTGTTATTGGCGCTCCGCCTAAAATACTTGCACTTTTAATAGGCGCAGCATAAGAAGCTGATAGAGCCGCTAAAACAGAATTCGTATCAACTCCTTCGATTGGACCACCTAATCGCAATACATGAGAATTTAATGCATCATCCTGTGATCCCCAAAATTCATAATGACCTGTATCTGTAGGAGTTAATTGTAAATTAGTTTTATGTATAATTTTATCACTTATATAATCGGATGCTTGCTGGCACCGCAATGTATAAGTCGTATCTGAATTAGAAGCTGTATTAACGTTATCTACACCGATGCTTAAATTCCAAAAATTACCATCAAATAATGGAACATATTCGGTCATTGACGCGGAAGCTTTACCGGCGCCGCCGGCAATAGAGAAATGCAATCTACCATATTCATCACTGCCAGAATACGACCCGGTATGTTGAATTGCAATTGCCCACGATACTGCATTATCATTATCACGGCTCATCATGACACCCATATGATTTTTAATATCTGGTTTGAATCGTACCTCATGAGTCATTACTGGAATTTCGCCTCTTTCAATCCCCCATGTTCCAATACTACTCGAAACCCAGTTATTCGGTATCTTTATATGAGCATCATCATTAAATTGTAATGCATATGTAAATCGGTCTTCTATCAATGTAGGAGTATTTCCAGATATTTTAGGTCCTCCATATTCTCTTATAGAAAGTAAAGTCTGCGGAATACCATATGTATTCATTAACGCTTTAACAGACCTAGCAGTACCTTTAGTTTTAAGTAAATACGGTAAATTATTAACTATTCTCTGCCAAACTTCGGAAGTTATATCTTCGTCAGATTTTGAAAATAACGATCCTGTAGATTGAAATGCTCCAGAACCAGAGTTGACACCTAATTTATATTGCCATAAAGCAGATGCTTGATTACCATCGGTTAAAGACCAACCTAATGATTTTGCAATTTCATATAACGTATCTTTACTCTGTCCTAATTTAGGATGTTCTTGTGGATGATATATTTTTGATAAATTATCTATGTATGAATAAATTATATCATAATGGTGCGCAATCATGTTAATAAATAATTCATACTGTAAATTATTAGAATCTAATCGTATGTGTTCTGGTATTGTCTTTACTAACGCCGAATCGTTATCCGCATCATATAAAGAAGCTGATGTATATGCTCCATCATACCATGTCGTTGCTATAGACGAAGTAGTAGGATGTAATACAAATTTACCATTTGATATATATTTAGGCCACGGTTGTATACGATATATACGCGCTCCTATACGGCCACCTTCAATTTCATAATCATTGACGTCATATACTGATTGATGGGTAAATAAACTACTAGTATTTTCGTTATATAACCAGCGGTCAAATCCATCAAAAGAACCTATTATATTATCTTTTTTTCGTGTATTTACTGCAATATTACTTTGCAAAGAAGTAGTATCCGATCCAGATGTGTTATTTAGTAATTCGATTCGCGAATCGTAATATTCAATCAATCCTAATTTATATTTAAAATTTGATATACGCTCTGTCGCTGATGAGAAATGTATAAAATTACTAAACCCAGAGTAGTCGATATTTAGTTTAGTCCCAGATAATGAACCGGAAAATATTTGATCTATTACGTTTTGTGATGTCGATGTATTTGCATCTAGTAATGTGTTCCATGATTCAAAATCAGTTTCTGTTATAGTACCATATGTAGTTTCTATATCAAAATTAGGACCACGTAACTCTGTAAAATTTTGTATGGCAGAATCGCCTTGCACAGATATATCTACATCATGAAATGAATCAGATAATTCATTAACTATCCAAGCCGTCGATTCTTCTTCAATATCATTTGGTAAAGGTCCCGATAAACGTATAACTAAATCATCACTTTCTCCGAATATTTTTTGATTAACGATTTTAAAAAGTTGATTACGTCCAAAATTTAACGTAAGTTCCATACCGCTATTCACAGCCGCTACAAAATCCTCCAACATCGTTTCATGTTCTTCTGGAGCATCAACTGTAACATGTTCAAATCTTAATTCACGCCTATCAGGAGATATCTCTTTAAGAAATATCATAGGAAATTTTTCGGAGCCTAATATCGGATCATGTATATTAATGATCGCATTAAAATGGCCGCGGCGAATGCTAAACGAATCTAAAACTTCTTTATGATTAATTAAAATTTTATCTGTATCGAATTCATAACCCCGTAATATCACACCACCTACAATATACCGTGGATTTTCTCCGGGAGTAGAGTAATGTATTTCTATTGTACCATCTTTAACTAATGATTGTGTTATATTTAATACTGTATTTCTTGCCATCCGCCATACTCATTATAATACAACTCTGAACCAGCTGGTTCATATGGTTGTATGTATTCTAAATCAAATACTTCATTATTTGTTGTATTAATGTATCGTTCATATCTGGTAGTATCTAACCGATTAGGTGAATCAGTTGCTTCATTATGAGGAAAATCGTTCCATACTGGTGAGGATAGTCCATTATCTTTTAAATTAGTTATTCCACCAGCTTCTATTAATTGAGCGACCATTGAATTATCTTGCACATATGGTAAAGTAGAATTAAGTTCAATATTAAGTCCGCTTACAATATTGTAATAATCTAATACCGGCCAATGGGCCCAGTAAGAATCATCATTAGGATCATAAAACCCAATTGATCTCCACTCTCCATAAATCATAATTTTTAATTGTGCCCAAAATTCATAACCTGATCCACCCCAATATGATAATGTTATAAATTTACCTTCAAATTGTTCGCGGAGTTTTTCTGTTAATGTCTGTTCCTGATATACTTGTTCATTATAATCACCGTTAGATATATAATCCCCGGGATCTCTTACAAATGGAAATGCTGGTCTATATCCACTTTCGAATCTAATAACATTATTATATTCGTCCGACCTATCATCTAACGAATATAAGTTATTATATATAAAATCATCTATATTTGTTTGAATGCGTATCGAATTGTAAGATAATCCACGTTCAACTAACATAACTTCTAATGTTTTATAATTTGGAATTATAGTAGGTTCTAAATCCGCGGACCGAAACACGATTTCTACTTCTTCATTTATTAAAGCGTCATGATAATCTCCAGATAATTTTATATTGGAAATAAATTCATCTTCAATAAGCTCCGGTTCATTGGTATCAATGAAATAATCAAACGTAGAATCAATTTTTCCAGATTCTTTAGTTTGTTTTAAGTTATATTGTTTATATTTAGAACGATCTATATTCATTAGTTAACAACCTTAAAATAAAAATCATCAAACGTTTGTACATCATCACCGGAATCTCTCTCAATCTTTAATTGAATTTTATAATACCGCTCAGGCATAAACGAATCCATTCTTAATTTAAAGAAACTACCATTACTATCACAATCGATTTTAGTCCCGGTTGTATCATATGCGATTATAATTTCATTCGTTACAGAATCTATTATACTATAATACGATGATGTTGGTAATCGTTCACCAGTTAAATAAAATGATGAAGTTGCATACGTCCGCGATGGGAATTCTGGCCTTACGCCTATTCTAAGTTTTGCAATTTCTGATGTTCTATATTCTGATTTTATATTTTTAAAATATGGGATATATGTATCTGCGGTAATTTCTGCAGAACTAGTATTTGCAAACGTAGTATTATCCCATACTACTTCTAATTTAGGGACAAATATTGTATGAGATTCCCGTCCAAAGAATTTTATAGAACCTAACGTTTCCCCGGATGTTTCATTACTATAAGGTCGTTTAACAATGAATCCATAGTTAGTAATATTACCTTTAACCCAATTATCTACAATATCAGTTACATCCATCCGGATATCAGGTACTTGGTTATTAAACGATTGTGATGCTTCATACGTACTACCGGTGATATACGTCCCTCCACCGACATCACGCGATAGACCAGGTTGAGTTGTATCCGGGTTCCAATAAGTACGCTCTGAATCAGAATCTCGGAAATACCATGAAGCACCGTCACCTGTTTTAGGATCATCGTTGGCATATCCATGACCATTATCCCATGATTCAGATACTGGGAAAGCTTTTAAATTATATTGTTGTAATAAATCTGACGCATCAGAAGACCGTAAAGATAAATAAACGGATGATGAATTAACCGAATTTCCTATAGGTGGAATTTTCCCGGCGTTAATAGCAGTTGTAAGAGTATCAATTTCAGATCCGAAATCTATTAATACTCGAGAATTAAATGTTTGTGATCGATATTTACCATCTACTATAGAACCAGATTGATTTTTGGTAAGTTCTAATATCTGATCAATTCCAGTATTTTGTTCTTGAAATCTTTCATATAAAGTCGTATCACGTTCAGCATAAAATATTCTATACATTTATTTCCTTTAAGGTTTAATGACTCTACCACGAATATCATTATTCGGGTACTTTATTTCGAAAATACACGGATCTAATGATGGGTATAAAATACTATTTTTAGTAGCACCTTTTATATCATATTTGTTATTAGAATATGACCCGCCAGATTTATTATAAAAATCAAAATTCGTAACACTCTGAACACCGTCCACTTGGTCAACTGCTGTTATAAGACCTGATATATCAATAGGTCCATTAATTTGCATGCGATCATTTGATAATAACATTTTTAATTTTGCAATACATGCTAGTAATACTTCATTACTATTATAATTCGGTCGAGTTATAATCTGAAAGTCTATAGCTAAATTAATGATAAACGCTGTCTTAATATTAATTGCATCAGTTAACATACGATATTGTGATATATATGTTCTTATATTCTCTTTAAGAGCTTGGTTTGGTTCGATAAATAATTTATCTGAGTCATATGCTAATAAGTATAAATTTAATGCAAATGGATTTGAAATCGTATCAGCCGGATATAATTTATCTGCGGTATTAATTTGAGTATCACCTACGATATATGCTTTTGCTACTGAACCATATCTTGATGGTAAAGAGTAAATCCTAGCAATATAATCCTCACGCGTGATAGCTCTATTTTGAGCAGCAAATGCTGCCATTGCATTTTGTTTAATACTTTCTAAATCTTGTTTTGCCTTTCCACCAATTGCCGGCTCAGGATTTGTAACTGCAACAGATGATTTCGAATCAGATAAATCTACATTTGCAACCTCATTCAAATATGTAATATTATTTATTTTCGTTATCGAATTAACACCTACGTTATCAGATATGGAACCTCCTATAGAATAACGTACTGTCAATGTTGTACTTGACGGCGCGATACCATATGTACTAGTATATAAAAAATTCGAAGGATCTATTGCATCGGTAGTGGTACGTTTTAAGTATTCTAATCCAGAACCGACATTTTTTGGATTTGGAATAATTTCTTCATCCTGATCTGCAGATAACCCTGATCCAAATTGTAATTCTAAACGATTATCATCACGCACTCTTGTAACAAATCGTTTAGGAGTTTTACGTAATTTTAATATATATGGTACCGTTGATCTATGAGCCGATAATTCTGGATCATTAAAAGGAATATTTGCAATATCTTCGAAAATTGTATCTTGAGCTAAATAATCGACTTCATACCAATTATTACCAGCTGAATCAGTAACATCTATAATATTAATAACATCTGAATCTGGTAATACGATTTTGTCATATGGCTTAGGATCGTTAAATGTAAATGTTAAAGATTTAATATCTCCGGATTCAACCTCAACTTGCTTTTTCAATAAATACCTAGCAACGTTATTAGATGCATCGATTTCATAAACCGATATATCTGGATCGTCATTAAAATCAACCGGGGTAATTGTTCTAAATTTAACTCCTTCTTCGCTTTCCAGCTCCATATCCGAACCAATTGATAATGCATAATTCATATCTGGCCGTGCACCATCGCCTGAACCTGATGCAATTACTAGTTGAAAAACATCTAACGTTGATTTAGATGGGGAGTTAAGTTTAGGCTTATATCCAAATAACTGTGATAATGCTAAAATATTTGAATTCTCCTGAGCAGATGATAATAACGATTCGCGGAATGAAGTATCAGTATAGTATGATAATACATCACCTACATATGACGCCATTTCTATAAACATCATACCGGGAGATGATTCGTTAAAATCTTGGTACGTATCCGGAAAATAATTTTTTGCAAAGTTTATTAAATTTTGCCTAAATTGGGCAAAATCTTTATTTAAATATTTTACATCTTTTTTAATTAAATTTGACACAATTAATATCCTCCAAATGTCGTTGTATTAATTTGTTGTAACGAGGTATCTTGTATGACATTTGATACTTGTAAATCATTTTCTGATGCTATAACATTTATAACTAAATTAGCTCCAATGTTAGTGATTTTAAAATGTAATGCAATTGTCAGTTCATGCATATCCGCGCTAGTTGTTACGATCACATCGTTAACTGTTATATATGGTAACCAAAATTTTATATCTTTTGTTAACGTCTTTTTAACTGTAGACCTAATATCTTGCGTATTATTTTCGAACAATAATGAATAAATATTAGTCCCAAAATTAGGTTGCATATATCGTTCACCTTTACTGGTCAATAATAAATTTTTTAAATTCGATACAACTTGTTCTTGTGTAGTATAAGTACTACCGAATACAGAATTACCAGATAAACTACTAGACGCGTAATTAGCAGTTGCTGGCCGTGCTTTACTAGCCATATTAAATGGTAATGGTATGCCAATTGCTTGGTCTGGAGACTCATTTATAGGTTGATATTTATATACCGGTCTAGACATTAACTTTTAGATTTTTTTTTATCAATTGCTTTCATTAATGCAGAATAATCTTTTGTCATTGCATTAACAGTGGCAGATACAGCCTCATTATTCATATTAACTGTTTCGCCATTAATCCCAGTCGCCGTTAACGGTTGAGTAGGTCCTGCCGATTGACCAAACGCTTCAGCCATCTCTGCTTTAAAATTCATAGAACTCCAATCACTCATATCTTGTGATACAGGCGTAGCTGCCGTCTCATTTAACAGATCATTTAACATAGAATTTTTTGTGAATTGTTTTTTAGCTACCGGACGATTAGGCATTGGATTTTCTGTAACATGTGATAAATTCATTCCATGTTCGATAACTTGTTTGTGATTAGTTTTTTGTTCAGTCAATACTTGGCGTACTGCGGTCTGAACCTCTTCTCTAATAATTTTTCGTAATAACTTTACAAATGATTTTGAGCCCATAGTAATATCCTTTTTAATAAATATGTTACATTAATAAATTAGGTAAATAATTAATCGAATCGATTAGATCGTATTTGGTATTCTTCTACATCATATGATGTAATCTCACGAGTAGCCTGTATAATTGCTTTTTGTGATGCAAATTTCGCCCCTACTTGAATTTGTTCGATATCCACACCTTCAGCTTTGGCCTTTTTAACTATCTTTTTTGATAGAAACGGAATATTCCATGTAGGAATAGTTGTTCCATATGGTGTGAAAATCGATTTACCTAAAGTCCAATTTATATATATAGCTCTTGCTAATGCATCACATAAGAATTTTTTATCTTGTTTTTTGATACGTACAATATCATATAATGGCTGAGTGCCTTTGAGGGGAGGAGGTGCAATTCCGGTAAATAACCCCGCAGATATAGGCGACATGCCTTTTGCATTTTGTTTTGCAAATGCATTCACAGCATTTTCAATTCCTTTAACTTTACCATATATATGTGCCGAATTATATGCACGCATGGCAGGAATAATACCGGTGGCCGCTCCTAACGTAGGAGGAATAATAGTTAATGAGAATTTAGCTAATGCAATACCTAATTTTAGACCATTTAATGGACTATTATTATCTATTATTCCTTGGAGCTCTGCAGATAACCACGATGGTTTATTCATTATTGTTTCATCCGCTTTATTTCTGTTAATATTTTTGCGAAATCTGCAATATTTATTGGCGGACCTGAAGGACCTACCCCAGTAGGATGTGTCATTTTAGTTATTGCAGTAACTAACGCTTCTAATTGAGTTATAAGATTATCGACATCGACAGACCAATTAGGAGTTGCTAATTTAATATCCTTCTTTGATACTAATACTAATTCATCTTCACGTGCATTAAATATCAACCGATTTGAACTTATAATTACCTGTGGACTTGTATACGATGTTAAAGGTTTAGTCTGTAACCCTATTTTCCGTTGAGCCAATTTTAAATTATTTATTTTTTGTGAAGTAGATAAATAAATTAAACTAGAATCTTTATCAGGGTTTTCTATCGTAAAGTATCCAGAATTTTTAACTCCATCTACTCCACATGTCAATGCTACAAATGGATCTCCTGCGGTATTACCTTGCCATATAGGTTTCTGAGAATATGGAGATAAATTTCTATGAGTACTTGAAAATCGTAATACAGAACCAAATCGATCTTGCAAAATCGTATCGCCTTGATATGGTTGTATTGTTACAATATTACTTGTTTCAAAGGACAATTGTTCAGGCTCTTTTACTTTCTTAGTAGATGATATTCCTGCCGATCCGTAATTTTTAGTGTTTACCCGGGTATCATGTATGAATGGCATTATATTATTATTTATTTGGCCATGGATGCTCACGGCTGGTAAGTAATAATATTGCTCTGTTTTCGAATTTTCTGTTAATCCGGATATTGCACTAAATATAATAACCTGTTCGCCGTATAACGGAACATTAAGAAAATTTGTATTTGCGGGGATAGCAGTTACTTCAGCAGCTAGTGTATTTGGGGCATTGCGCATCCGAACGCGTATCGTGCCTGGTTGTAGGTCTATATTCTGGTCATTGCTAAATTGATCAAATTGAGTCGGTTTGGAGGTCTGAACTACCTGGCCTATCTGTAGGTTGATGTTGTTTGGCATTTATCTCCTTACTTTCTGCTTGTATCTTTTCAACTTCTAATTCTGCTTCTTCTAATAATCGACGACGTTCATCATCGGATAATCCGAATTCATTTTCTTCGGAATCTTTACTAGCCACAGAAACTAATCGCTGAACTACAGCTGCTAATTTTACTAACGCATCATCATTCTTTACAGATACCTCGAGGTAATCTTTTATCATTGGAACTAATACAGTTGCATCACCGGTATTTTTTATTAACGGCTGTAACTCTTTGATAAGACCTTGAATCTGGCGATCTTTCTTTTTTGAATTATGATATATATCACGCATCAAATCAGAAAAATTTGTTCCTTGAAATAACTCGAATTCTGCACTCATGATAATCCTTTTATATAAATATAAGGATTAAGTATTTGTGTTAACAATATGCCCCGTCTTAGCATATACAGAATACATTTTCATGTAATCATGTTTCATCACGTTAAGTACTTTAGTAATATTTTGAGTTTTAAGACCAGTACGTTCTCGTATTAAAATATATAAAGCCTTTTTATTAAAATTTTCTATATTTTCACGTATACGAAACAATTCTAAGATAGTATCTGCTACCATAATGTCACGCTTATTAAAGAAGATAGTATTCATATATGAATCATACCAATCAACCCATAAATTAGTAAAATCACGTAATGATTCTTGATGATCGGATAATGATACCTCCGCATGGATATTCCTATCAGCATCAATTTCAGTAGTATCAGTTCTCATTTTTAGCTTAGCATAATTTGCGTTGTTCTGTATAATGAGATAATTTTTAGCTACTATAGAAAAATATGAGAAAGCTTTACCTTTACCTTCTTGGTATTTCCCAATTTTTTCAGTTAAGAATGCAACTACCTCTGCTTTAATATCTTCATATGGTACATCGAAATAACTAAAACGAAATGTATGATAAATATTTTCTACTAATTTATTAAATGGATAATTAATATGTTCGCGAAAAACTTTATTACGTTTATAGTGGTCTGTTTCATTATTATAAGCAACAATTGCTTTATCCTGTACATATGTAAAATACATATTTTTGGTTGGCTTCCGGCCCCTACGCTTTTTGGGACCATTAGTTTCTATTTCTAATTGTTCTGCTGCTAGCCATTCATAAAATTTATCAACTGGTCCCATTAAAATCCTTTATTAAGCTCATCTATCATATCACGTAGTTCCGTAAATACAAAGCCGGTCTCATCATCAGATTCAAACGATCCTAATCTGTCAATTTGTTTTAATTTAGAATTAGATTCATTCATCCGTGATTTTAATGTATTAAAAAATTGATAATATTCTGTATTAGAGTTTTCTAATTCTTCGATATATTCTTCCGAAGCTTCCTGCTTACGCATTTGGTTGAAATTTGTAAAAACTGCAATAGTTAGTAATACTGCTAATATTATAATTGTTGTTACCATATTAATCTCCGAATAAATCGTTAAACATTTTATTAGCATTAATTTGTGTTTGCGGACTTGTTATTTTCTTTTTAGGTGCATTGGTAGTAATAGGTTTATTATTATTCCAACGCTCATATTCTATTCTAGCCGCCATTGCATCGGCTTGGTGCATGACATATCCTAAATTTGTTTTTAATTTAGCATCGGCTGATCTAGATATGAAATAAGGTTTATTTGAATCATCATATAATCCATCTGTTAGTTTAATACCTAACATTTCATTCCAAGAAATTTCAATTCCATAATGCTGTAATAACCAAATAGATAAATCATTTACTAACGTAAAAGGATTATTAGGATTAATTTTATATTCTTTACCTTGATTCTTTCTATGCCATTCTGAATCATTTATTTGGTATATTTCATTACCATCACCTTTCTTAGATCCA